GGGGTGGAACACCGGGCGCTGAACAATTCACAAATCCTTTTAGAGATGTAAATCAAAAATTATGGGATTGGGAGAAACGATGAAATTGTACCGAAAAGAAGAACAACTTTGTTTTGATGATATTTTGTTAGTTCCAAATGCTTCTTCTATTGAAAGCCGTAAAGACATAGATTTAACAATGTCTATTGGTGAAGGCGAAAGAAAGATTGATCTTTATCTTCCCGTTATTGCTGCTCCAATGGATACAGTGTGCGAAGAGCAAGCGGCTGTTGAAATCGCTAGTTACGGTGGCTTAGGCATTATTCATCGTTACATGAAGCCTGAGGTGCAGACTAATCAAGTTCTTGCTGTGTCTAAAAAGAAATTGAAAGTGGGCGCTGCTGTAGGAAGTGTTGTAGGGAATAAAAATGCTTTGAAGCATATAGAATCTTTAATTATTTGTGGGGCTGATGTTATTTTAGTAGATACTGCAAATGGTCACAGTATTTTTGCAGTAGAAACTGTAAGAGAAATTCGTAAAGCATTTCCTCAGATTCACGTCATGGCTGGAAATGTTTCCACATGGGATGGGTTTTTGGCCCTATCACTTGCAGGTGCTGATTCTGTGCGAGTTGGAATCGGTGGTGGATCGTGTTGTACTACCAGAATTGTTACTGGTCATGGTATGCCAACATTATCTTCAATTATTGATATTTAAGAAATGCTTGAAAGAATGGATTTGCCAACGTCAATCGTGGCAGATGGAGGAATTCGCAATACAGGGGATATGGTTAAGTCCTTTGCCGCTGGCGCAGGCGCAGTGATGCTTGGCTCCATGCTTGCGGGACATGATGAATCTCCCGGCAAACTTGTAGATGGTTCTTACAAGGAATTGAGGGGCATGGCTAGCCATAATGCTCAACAAGATTTCTATGGTGGAGTATCTGTAGTAGAAGGCGTTGCTGGAAAGGTTCCTTATCGCGGGAGTTTGTCCAAGACTTTGGACGGTATACGTGGAGGAATTTCAAGTGGCTGTTCTTATTCTGGAGTTTTCCACCTTGAAGATTTAGAATATAACTCACAGTATGTCCGTGTAAGTCAGGCTAGTTTAGGAGAGAGTAAGCCACATGTCCAAAGTTGAGCCAAAGAATCAGACAGAGAAAGAAATTGCGGCAGTGTGCGATGAGGCTAAAGAAATGCTTATTCTTAAGAATAGGGCATATGGAAATTCTGCGCTTAATCCTACTAGAATCTTTTCTAAGTCTGACAATGTTGAGCAGTTAAAGGTTCGCATTGATGATAAATTATCACGGTTTATGCGCGGTAACGAGTTCCCCGGCGATAATGACCTTGACGACTTAATGGGATATCTGGTACTATTAAAGGTAGCAAATAGAGACAACTGGAGTTAGTATGCCTATCTATACATTTGTTTGTATGCATTGCGATTATACAAGAGAACGCAATGTTCCGATGGATGATCGTGATGGTCAGTTCTGCAATGAATGTGGCAATAGATTGAATAGGGCCATTGACCGACCGGGAATGGTTTGGGCACCAACAGCAGGAGGATATCGGTGAAGCGTAGGCGGCAAGAATATATTCCTTACAATGATAACGAAAACATTCATGTGTTTTATGAATTAAATTTTAAAAAGGATGTAATCAAGCCGGGGGATAAGATTACTTTTAAGAATGTACGTGGTGTGTATTTGTTTCAACAGTTTGTTACTAATTCTAAGTTGGACGTGCAGTGGATTGACTGCCGCGAAATGGCTACAATGCAGTACCGATCTTTTTATGTAGATCGGCTCAAGGGTGTCTATCGCGCCAAGAAGAGCATTAGGAAAAAACTTGTCTGAACTTGAAATTGCTGACCGTTTTGATTCTATGAATCGGGTGGTTGAGGAATTATTAAAAGGAAAGAACCCTAAGGACATTGCTGTTCAATTAAACATGTCCCGCGCTTTGGTATTAGAGTTTATTAGCGAGTGGAAACAAATAATCCATAATGATACTAATATTCATGCGCGGGCTAGAGAAGCATTGGCTGGTGCAGATCAGCATTATGCCATGATTATTGAAAAGGCATGGGAGACTGTTGAGCAGGCAGACACAAACCAGCAACTTAGTGTAAAGACTCAGGCTCTTAAACTTGTTGCAGATACAGAACAAAAACGTTTGGATATGTTGAATAAGGCTGGCGTGCTAGAGAATAATGAATTAGCAGAGCAACTCATGGAAACAGAGCGTAAGCAGAAACTTCTTGTAGAAATACTTAAAGATGTTACTTCAAGTTGTGAGCGTTGTAAGTTTGAAGTTTCCCGCCGACTGTCAGAAGTTACTGGTAAAGTTGAGGCTGTGGCGGTAGACTGATGTTTGACGAGTTTCTTGAAGCGTTAGACGGTAACGAATTTGCTGAGAAACCAGTCTCTGTTGAAGAGTTTGTATCATCAAAGAATTTTCTTTCCCTCCCACCATTGTCTGACTATCAGTATCAGATGATTAAGGCTTCTACGCAAATCTATAAGAAAGAAACTCTTGTGCATTTGTTTGGTGCAGAAGAAGGTCATAAGCGTTGGAAACAAACTTGTAATGAAGTTATCTTCCAGTTAGGTAAGGGCAGCGGTAAAGATTATATTTCCACCATCGCCTGTGCCTATGTTGTGTATTTACTTCTGTGCTTAAATGATCCTGCTAAATATTATGGCAAGCCTCCCGGTGATAGCATCGACATTATCAATATTGCTATTAACGCAGTGCAGGCTAACCGTGTGTTCTTCAAAGGCTTCACTAATAGAATTGAGCGGTCGCCGTGGTTTCAAGGAAAATATAATGCTAAAGCAAACAGCATAGAATTTGATAAAGCAATTACAGTTCACTCAGGTCACTCTCAAAGAGAATCATGGGAGGGCTACAACGTACTGGTGGTGTTCCTTGATGAGATTTCCGGCTTTGATATGGATTCAACCAGCGGTAATGAACAGGCTAAGACTGCTGGCGCTATCTATCGAATGTATCGTGCTTCTGTTGATTCTCGTTTCCCCGACTATGGTAAAGTAGTTTTACTTTCATTCCCTCGTTTTAAGAATGACTTTATTCAACAACGCTACTCTGAAGTTGTTGATCAGGTAGAGGTTGTTGTGAGAGAACACACATTTAAAATTGATCCCGACCTGCCAGATGACATTGAACAAAACAAGTTTACTATTGAGTGGTTAGAAGATCATATTATTACTTATAAAGTTCCACGGGTGTACGCGCTCAAGAGGCCAACGTGGGATATTAATCCTACCCGTAGTATTGAAGACTTTACTATTTCTTTTTATACCGACCCTGTAGATGCCCTGTCGCGCTTTGCATGTATGCCTCCAGACGCTCAGGATGCGTTCTTCCGTTCCCGTGAAAAGATTGAGCGGGCGTTTAGTGATCTTAATCTAGCATTAGCGGATGATCATAGATTCCAAGATTGGTTTACTCCAGAGGAAGACAAGGTGTATTTTGTCCACGTTGACCTTGCACAGAAGCATGACCACTGCGCTGTAGCCCTTGCCCATGTGGATAAGTGGGTTAAGATCAAGGTTGGTAATCAAACTAAAGAGGCAGCACCGTTTGTTGTTGTGGATGCTGTACGTTGGTGGACTCCAAAGTCTACGCAGAGCGTTGACTTCACGGAGGTTAAGGATTATATTACTTCTCTCAAGCATCGCGGGTTTAATATTAAGGCCGTTACGTTTGACCGCTGGAACTCTCATGACATGATGCAACAATTAAAGGCATATGGAATGAACGCAGAAATTCTTTCCGTGGCTAAAAAGCACTATGAAGACATGGCGTTGGTTGTCATGGAGGAGCGTCTTCATGGACCGCATCACCAATTGCTTGTAGACGAGTTGTTACAACTTAGAATTGTTAAAGATAAAGTTGATCATCCTCGCAAGGGTTCCAAGGATTTGGCTGACGCAGTTTGTGGAGCGGTATACAATGCTATTAGCCGTACCGCTACAGATATGAATCGTGAGGTAGAAATTCATTCTTATGATTATGAAGATGAAAAAGAAGAGATGGAAGCCCTTGAAAGAAAACAGAACAATACGATAGAATTTAATCCTAGCAAAAGGGAAATGCCTGACTATCTTCAAGAATTTTTTGGTGGTCGGGACGACGATGAAGATGGTGGCATGAGATTCGTTGATAATTTCACTATGTTATGATTCGGAGCCATAGCATAATGGTTAATGCGTCCGCCTTATATGCGGTTGACTGTAGGTTCAAATCCTACTGGCTCTACTGGTTGGAGGTAGGAATCCTTAGGATGGTATAGTTACGAATACTCCCGAGCGATTTTTAAGAGTCTGCAAGTTGGGACAGTTGAAGTCCAGCGAAATATCTTGTGCAGAGAAAAGGAAATCGGACCTACCTCCAACCTCTTATGTTAAACTGTATAAGGGTTGATATTAATGTCTGAAGAGAAACACAAAATGAGATTGTCTGCTCATCAAGAGGGGGACAGGACAGTAATTGTTGCTGCGACAGATGATGCCCAAATGATTTTAAAGTATACAGATGAGGGCAAGGGTCAGATCGAAGCCCTCGTTGATTCTGGTGAAAAGATTCTTGAGTACATGTGGAATGATTATTTAATTAGACGTAACTTTACTCAACAGTTAGAAAACGATTTAGATAAATGGCTAGGCGATGGCGGCAAATAAATTATCTAGACAATAATAAAAAAATACAATACATTTAAACCTGATGCGGGATCGTCTAATGGCAGGACAACGCTCTTTGGAAGCGTTTATCAAAGTTCGAATCTTTGTCCCGCAGCGGATATTTAACTTAACGTTAGCAATGCGTCTGTAGTGTAGAGGTAACACGTTATCCTTCCAAGTTAAAATCGCCAGTTCGATTCTGGTCAGACGCTCTTTTAGATAGGATGTTATAATAGATT